TCTTCCCATCCTCCAGATATAACAACTATCTCGTCGCTACTCATAGTTATATCTCCGAATTCATCAAATCCTATTTCTGGTGCATTAGGATTCTGAGCTTTAGCTGCTTCGTTTTCTTCACCGACAAAATATAAAGAAACGGAATCTATACCTGTTATACCCTCTATAGAAGCGATCAAATCAGATCTAGGTATTTTATCTCTTCTCCTAATATTTAGGAAGTAATCGCTAAGAATACTAGTGATCTGGCTTTTGATCGTATCTGGATCATATCCTTCAAAAATAGTAATAGCTATATTTACAACGTATCTTGTTAAAACCGGGTCTAATATCTTAACCACTGTAGTAACTATCTTTTGTCCACTCTCATCTAATAATTGATAAATTCTATCTCTTTGTGGTTGTGTTAATTTAAACCTAGAGAGAGGCACATCAAAATAAGTTTCGTTGCTTTTTAGTGTTAATTGGATATCTGGTACAAGTATTAAGTAGATAATATTATCATCGTCAAGATACTGATCATTAAATGTTGTAAAGGCTTCTATTATAGAAAATTGTCCAAATTTTTCAAAAAACGTAATGTAGTTAGTTGGATTAGCAAGAACAAAGCTTCTTGATGTCTTGGGAGCTATAAGTCTGGTTAAATCTACAGATTCTTGATTCGCACCTAATTGAGGTGCAATAGAACAAGAAACCTGAAGAACATCCTGTAGAGTAACACTAGCTCCAAATAGGTCAGTGCCGTCTGCATCAAATCTAAAAATAGCCTGAGTTGAATCTTCTACTAATACATTACCAGAAGATCCTGTACATTCTAAATAATTAACCTGGATAACAGATCCAGCAGCAGGAGGAAGGCCAAAATCTATAGTCCCAAAGAAAATATCTATCCCTGAAGATAATGACGATTTAACGATAAATCCTTTTGCATTTCTAGGGATATCATATAGGGATTCATACTTATTCCAAGATTCCCCGTTAACCTTAACATCAACTTCAAAATTTTCTATACTCGAAGTACCTCTGGCAGATACATTATAACTTTGTAATTTTAAACCAGTTCCAGTGTATTGATTGGTATTAATTGTTCCCTCTACTATAGAAGCTATTAGTTTAGATGTTGGATCTAGATTTAATCTAGTATATTCTTGAGCTAATTTTAATAAATAAGTCTTACCATTATTTATACATTTTAACTGTGAATTGTTAGGAACTAGTACTGCACTTCCGCCCACGTTTTCAAAGCCTTTTCCGTTCCATGTTATAACTACTTCACCCTTTGAAGCTATGGCTCTAGTTGGATTATGACCTGCTAAAGCTGATAAGCCATATATTGATGATTCTCTCGTTGCAGTGTTAATGTTTAACTCTGTAATCGAATCTTCTATGAAGAAAAGTATAAACTGTGATAGGTTATCAAGAACAAATATAATTTGTCCCCAAACTGAAGCTACAGTAAAAAGCTGATCTGACATCCCATATCTTGCCTGTATGAGGTCAAAAGTCTGGCCTATAAGATCTGTTATTTTGGCTTTGTTTTTTTGTAATAAATCCATTTTAAATTATTTTAATACCAAGTATAGGATTACCTCTAATTGCAAAATCAATTACGCAAGCATCTCTTGTTTCACCCTTGAAAAATCCTATTTTAAAATCAACATCAAATTTGCTAGTAGAAAGAGGAACATATGTAAGTAAGTGTAATCTTATCGCTCTTTCTAATGTGTTTTGGTCGACATTAAAATCAAATAGTAATCCCTCTAGGTCTATACCAAAATATGGATCTCCTAGAACCTCTCCGGGTCTAGTCATCATACACTGCTTAATCATACCAATTAGGATCTCAACATCGTCATCGGTGTGAAGCAGACCCACTTTGTAGTTTGGATCGTCCGGATTTCTGGGATAAATTTCTGAAAATCTTGCCATCTTAGATCTATATATTCCTTGTTAGAATAAAGAGAATAAAGCAAGAAATTAGTTCCACTGTAAGAAGTAAGAAGGAGTATTCTCGTCTTTGATCATTTGTATGATCTCACCCTTCTCTGTAGTTCCTAAAGTTTGTATGTTATTGTAGTTTACACGAACACCACCGGGTAGGTTATATTCGAATGTACCTAATAATCGGCCTATGTTTATTTTAGCTTCAGCTAGGCAATATCTAACAAACAATTCATCATCATATAGATTTTCTTCTGGTATAGCAATACAAGCTCTAACGCCAACATCTATACCAGTATAAAGTATCTGTGTAGTTCCAGCATCAGTAGTATTAGTTCTTGCTGGGTCCCTACCTAGAATTGTTAATTTTTTAGTATTCTTGTTGTAATTATAAGCGAAGCTTTCTAATAAATAGGCTTTAGATAAATCGAAGAATGAATAAAGAACAGTTCTATAAACTAAGTTATCCCCAACGAAAGGTGAAAGCATAAGCTCAGAACCTAATAATTTAGAGTCTCCAAAGTCTTTATCTGGTGTACCAATAAGTCCAGATCCATTTACTTCTCTAACGTCATAAACAGATACCACACAAGATGGGAGTTGTATTTGTCTTGTAGCTCTAAAAGCAGGAGCGGAGAATAATTCCTTTCCTAGAACAAATATCCTATCCTCTACAGCATATTGATAGTTATCATAAAAATAAGCTCGAGCTCTTTTAATGATCCTTTTTATCTCCTGGTCATTAAGATTATAAGGTAGCGAGCAAGAGTGAGAGATTTCATCTTTTACCTCTTGAATTAGATCTGCTTCTGTCATTACCGTTAATTATTTGGTTTGAAGTTTATACCAGGTATTCCTGATGGCTTACTGTTGTTATTGCTAAACTTAATAGGACTGGTTAAAGCATCAGATTCATTTCTGTTAGGGAATTTTAATTTCTTAGAACTTCCTTTCATTTTTTTATCGTCTTCAACATCGTTTACTACTTCAGTTTCTGGAGAAAGAGTAGCTAACTTGCCAATAAATCCAGATCTAATAATACCTCCATAAACTTCGCAGTTTATTTCTTTGTCCTTATTGTCTATATAGCTATCGTGAACAACGTTACTGAACATTACATCAGAATACATTATCTTAGATCTATAAACTTCATTATTCGTAAGTAAATCGCATTCTTCTAAAGTACTGTCATTGATTTTACAATTAAACAATCTACAGTTAAAGATATTACCTGCTAATTCGCTTTCAAGAATATCATAGTCTTTTAAAAGATATGCTCTGGATGTTTTAACTTCTTTTAACTGAAATTTACCTAGATTGCTATCATAATTAACTAATCCTTCTTTGATATTATTCTCAACTATCAAATCATAAAGAACCTCTCTAATGTTTAAGAAGAATGATCTAAGAATTTGCTCATCAGACCTCATATCAATCATAATATTCATATGAGGATAGTTTTTCTGAAAAGCTTCAGGGGTAATAAAAGTAGAGGAGTTTTTATAGATCTCCCCTAAAAACATTTTTAGGATCTTTAGATCGTTATCAGAAAATCCCTCATTTGTTTTTAATGTCTGTACTGCATAGGTAATTATATAATCTATAACTTCCTTAATTGCACTATATCTTTTTTGATAATCTGCACCTCCTAAATATCGAACTTCAAAATATCCCTCAGGTAATTTTAAAAAGTTTATGCCCATGTTTTTTTCTAATGGGACTTCGAATAAATTTTTATCTATAAAAGAAATATTCGAGGGATCTACAAATTTATTAGAGGGTAGAATTCTTTTTATAGACTTAGCATAAAGAGAATTAGTTCTATCTGGGAATCTTTTGTAAATAACGTTCTCATCAAATCCTAGAATAAACTTAAGTATATTAAGTTGTGTCATAGGAGGTACGTCAGGAAAGATAGACGTGTCTATACTAACCCCGAACTGGAAAGCACATTTTTTATCAGTATATCCATTTAGATCAATCCATCTTAATGTTTTAATTAAAATAGTAATTGCCTCAAAATAAGGAAGAGGACCCGTGATCATTTCGACCATCTTGGATCCTCCTGAGTAATCTGGTTCTAATTTAAAGATGTCCTTGGTAGGCTTAAAATTAGAATGATATTTGTTAAAAAGTAGTATTTTCTTTCCTAGCTCTTTTCCTAGCTCGGCCGCTATCTCTGTTCTATTTAAGTTGCTGAAGAACTCAAATTCAAACCCTAATTTTGCTGAGTAGAAAAAATCATTAGAAAGTAAATTAGCCAATTTATTCTTGCTCTATTAATTGTATTTTAAGTGAGGATAAATCCACACTCGAGATTGAGCAATTAACCAATTGACCAACCTCATAATCCTTAATAGGGTTAACCAATTTCTCTTTTTCAATTAATCCGGATAAACCATTTTCAAGTTTAACGAATACACCGAAAGTCTTTAACTTGGTAACCTCTCCTTTATATATTTGCAATTCAGTATTTTCCCCTAAAGCTTCAGCGGAAGAATCTTTTAATTTTTGAATTGTTTTTAATTTTTCGTTTGGCTCAAGTAAAGAAAGTACTATTCTTTGTGGATTTTTAATGTCTGTTACATAGAATTCAACGGAATCTCCAGATTTTAAATCGGATAGTTTTTCTCTATTAGAATCGTCCATAGGAATTATACCAGTAAAGATCTCGTCCCATTCAACAAAAACTCCGTTACCAGAAGCTCCTGTAACATTTCCTTGATATTTATTAGAGAAGGAAAGTCCTCTAGCTTCTCCGTCAATAATTTTCTTCAAGTATTTTTTGAAGGAAACAACGAAGATATCTCTTTTTTGATCATAAATCTCAACCATAACTGTTAGCTGCTTACCAACATAGTCTGCGAAATTCATAATTCTATTAGCAGCTGCTAAACTTCCAGGTAAGAAACATTCGATTCCAGAAAGATCCACCATGAATCCACCATTACAAACGTTCTTAACTCTAACTTTAAATGCACAATCCTCATCTTTGATAGATCTGTGCAATTCAGCTTTAAGAGCTTTTTCGTATCCAGCAGAAACTGAACCGTTAAAAGATCCAGAAAGATCTTTGTGTATAACAACATCAAGAACTTGTCCTGGTGTTATTTCAATAGCAGGATATCCAAGCTTTCTCATGTGCTTTTCTTCCTTCTTAGTATCTATAATAATGGTTTGTCCAAAAGGTGTTTCTCCTAAAGCAACTCCTTTAATCTCGTCAAAACCTGTAATTAGAATTCTCTCAGAACTGTTTTGTTGTAAATCCTTTCCCGAAAAATTTCCAATTTGATCCGGGAACGATTTATTGTAAATCGATTCCAGATTTTTTCTTTCCTCTTCAGTATATTCGAAGCAGCTATAGTTTTTATTTTTCATTCTATTAGGGTTTGTATGTATTGTAGTATTGATATGTATTAAAATTTCCAAGAAATTAATATTTTTTCACATTAAATGCCTTTTGAAGCTCCGATTGTAGTTCCGGTATAGGATACACAGGATCAGCAGCACCTAAGAAAAATTTATATAATCCAGAAACATCTGCTGCGCTTCTTAAGAACTCATCTAAATAAACAACATAATAAGGGTTTTTAAGACTCATTCTTCTCCACACAGGATGATCATCAGACATAGCTATTGGATTAATAATATTCAGTAAATTCCTTCCTATTAGGACAGTTAATGGCCAAGGTATTTTGCTTAGTATATTTGATGATATCTCTATAGTAGG